CGTCGCATCAACAACCGCAAGGACGATTGGGTTGCGAAGACCACGGCCCGACTGCCCGGACGCACTACTCCCTGTCCGAGCAGTTTCTATTTAAAAATCGCCGTTTTTCCCAAGTCAAGAGCCGGGAAAAACACCCGAAAAATGCCCCTACTGCGTAACAGGGGCGCAGAAAGGAGTTAAAATGCGAACAGGACTTACCAAGCGGCAGAAAACCACAGAAATCTTTTTTGATGAAACCAAGAGCAGGATCACCGTCTACACCCACAACACCGACTTGAAGAAGCGGCTGACCGCCTATGCGGAGCGGTACCCCGACCATTGCACTATGACGGACGAGGATAGCGAAACAGGCTACAAGGCGTTTGAGATTGAAAAGGGGCGATTGTCTTTCCGTCTGACCGCACCGTACAGCGAGGAACGCCGACGGGCGGCGAGTGACTATGCAAAAAAAGTTACAAATTTTATGCAGCAAGGTGATTAAAAAAATGAGACTGTTTTGCTATAATTACTATGAAAAGATCTGTAAGGAGGTGTGGTAATGGCAAAAAACAAACTGGTTGCCCCAGTTGTTAAATGGGTTGGCGGAAAACGCCAGCTTTTAGATGAGATTACGCCTTTGCTTCCAAAGCGGATCGCTTCTTATTGTGAGCCATTTTTAGGTGGCGGTGCTGTTCTTTTTTCCATTCAGCCATCTAAAGCTATCGTCAATGACTTAAACGGGGATTTGGTAGCTGTTTACGAAACAATTCGTGATGACCTCGAATCTCTGCTTGAAGATTTGAAAAAACATGAAAACACTTCAGAGTATTTTTATGCACTGCGAGATATGGATAGAGATAAGGAAGCATACCAAGCGATGACGAAGGTTGAGCGAGCTTCCAGATTGATCTATCTTAACAAAACTTGTTTCAATGGGCTTTTCCGGGTTAATTCTTCTGGTGAGTTTAATTCTCCGTTTGGTCACTACAAAAACCCCAATATAGTTAATGAGCCTGTTCTTCGGGCTGTTAGCAAATATTTTACATCAAGCAATATCACATTTTATAGTGAGGATTTTGCTGAAACTTTGAAACGAGTAAATAAAGGCGGTTTTGTATATCTTGATCCCCCATACGATCCTGTTTCAGATACAGCAAGTTTCACAAGTTATAACAAGGGCGGCTTTGACCGAAACGAGCAGATTAGATTGAAGCAGTGCTGTGATGAGTTGACGAAGCGTGGAGTAAAATTCATGCTTTCTAACTCAGCCACCGATTTTATCAAGGATTTGTATAAGGATTACGATATTACAATCGTAAAGGCAAAGCGAGCAATCAACGCAGATGCAAGCAAGCGAGGGGCAATAGAGGAGGTGCTAATCAGAAATTATGGGACTGAATGATACTGCTTGGCAAGCCCTCTTTGACAAGTACGATATTCTTGATGAAATCCAAAGGAGTGGTCAATTTGTAATATCGGCAAACCAAATCAAAGAATTTCGTGAGCCGAGGCTAATGACTAAGTTTGACCACAAAGTTAATCTCCCAACTGTTTTTGCAGACAGCAGTTTATCCAACGAGTACACAAATACGAGGATTTGCAGGAGCTTACCCCCTACGCCCTGCGGGAGCTTGTCAAGGCGATCTACATTGAAGCACCTGATAAGAGCAGCGGCAAGCGGCGGCAGAACATCCGCATTTCCTATGACCTTGTGGGATTTATCCCGCTGAATGAACTTGTGAAAGAGGAAACGGCATGACCGAAGCCATGCTGTTCCTGCAAAAAACGATATTACTTTCTTACGACCCCCGACCATCAGCCGTGGGGAGGAAGTCAAGTTCTTCCACCCAGACTATCCGAATCGTGCGGCATCATTCAGCATCAACACGTCAGGACAGATTATCATACTGTACGGTTCGGAAAACACGTTGCAAAGCGGGCGTATCACCGTCTGCTGGGAGTATTAACCACCGTACTTGACTGGATACGTGATGCCTGCGGTCAAGCTAACCGAATTGCCATACCCGTTGAACGAAATCATCAGCCCACTGTTGGATACCGAGCAAAAACCGTAAGAAACGACCTGCCAACCAACGCGACACGCTAAGGTACCGAAACTATCAACATGAGGGGTTGGAGGTTTGTAACCATTCACATATCTATTGAAAGCCCCAATGGACCCCTGATACGTCCTAGTCGCGCTAAGCGTGCAAAACCCGTTTCTAATACACTCAGTAATAGACCATCCATCGTGAGAACTGGTTTTCAACGCATCTGAAACCCACGCGCCGCCGCTTCTGACATAATGGGCATTATCGGCCATCATAATAGCCTCCTGCCCGTCCACCGCGTCAATGTTGTTGAGCTGGTCAAGATCACGCGCCATCAGAACCGCGTTATTACGAATCATCGGGGCCGCATCCGACGCGACACCGGCGTTCACCTTGGCAATAACAAGACCGTTGATATTCGAGTCAGGCGTACCCGCCGTGAACACTTCGATCTTTCCGCGTGGAGTCGTACCGTGCGATTGAGACGGGTCTTCCACCGTAACCGCGATTTTGTAATTGTTGGTTGAGTCCGCCAACTGCACGGTCGTATTGGTGGTGATGGCGTAGGTGTACGCGCCGAGACCGTCCCACGGGCTGATGGTACCACAATGAGGCTTGACCGTAACAGTAAGACCGCTCACCGTGACCAGAGGACTCGGGGAACCGTAGCGGATTCCAGACAAACCGTTAAACGCGGTACCATCGGACGGTACTAATAGAGGATTAATGGCGTGTCTGTAATCGTCCGCCGTATACTCCGGGGAACCGTTCCGCGCGGTAAGCGGGTGCATGATAATAGCCATAATCATTCCTCCGAATCGTCTACACTCATTTTATCCGGGTTAGAGGATAGTTCGTCAACCTTAGCCTTGAGCGCGTCCAATTCATCCGCCATCTGTTGAGCGAGGCGGAGCGCCGCCACTCCCAACATCGGATAATTGATGCCCACCAGACTGCCATCTGCATCATATTCGCAGAAGAAACCTAAACCGTTTTCATCCAAATCGTCGGCTATCATGCCTACCATCGGCTGCGAATCATCAAGATTCAGGTTCTTGTCATCCTTCATCCGGTAGATGCACCATTTCACCTTGCGGAGAGCGTCAACGGGGATGTAGTCGTCTGCGTCAACGATATCGGTTTTCACGGCACGAATTGATTGCGCCGTGCCCATAGTGCCGTTGGACAATACCCACGCGGCCCGCCATTGGCCGGACGTAAACAAGTTGTTGTAGGCGTTGCCGGTACCAGTGCCACCACGGTTCGGAGCCAATACCCCCCAGTTCCATTCCTGTGTTTTAGCGTCAATCTCGGAACGGGTGTAACTGTTGCGGGTGATGCTTTCCTGCACCCGCTGGTCAAGATTGTTCGTCAACGTCTGCACTTCCTCGTACATGGCCGTGATCTGATCGACCATAGGTTTAACGCTGTTGACGATGCTCGGCGGCAATTCCTGCAACTGGCGTTTGATGTCCGAAAACTGGCGGGCTGTAGAGTCCGCGCTATCGAGACTGAACTTGAATTTACTCGGCATTCGAGTCCTCCTGCTGCAATGTAGGCGTAATAGTCCACGCTTGGCTGAAATCAATCTCATACCCGATGATACGGGCGGTACCGTGGTCACGGTAAGGGAAATGTCCGGCGTCTTCCTCAACCGTCCACGATATAAGGTCGCCCGGCTTCCACTCCTCATACACCATTGGAGCGGATAGCAGGCTCAAGCCCATTGTGATGGTCTGTGTACCGTTCTGCATCTGCAACAGCGAGGACTTGGCGTGTTCGTTCAGCGTACTCTTGTTCTTGATGCTGGTTGACGGTTGGAACACATATTCGAGCCGAGGCCGGTGGGGCTGATCTGCTATCATCCAATCGGACTGGGGACGGTCGCCCGCGTCAGCCGTACTCACCGCCATGACCGCGTTAGCACCATAACCGTTCGTGTAATCCTCCAGCAGGGTGAACGTGGTCATGACGCTTTCATCGAATGTGGTGCTTGGCGTGGTGGAGCCGATATGGTCGGCTACCGTCATGACCGGTTCATAATGGCCGTCGTTGATTGCCCGCCAAGAGGTACACCATTCCGGCCCGTTCAACACGTTCGCAAGCTCTTGCAGGACGCTTAACAGTGTTTTGTCGCTTTCGGCCTCATACGTGCGGTCACGTTTGATGCGACTCGGGGACGTTTCGACAACGAGGTTGAACCGGTGGTTTTTAAGCGTACTGGTTACGAGGTCTTCCACGATCTCGCACTGGTCACGATTAGTGTACGTGTGATCCTGCACGTACACGTTATCGAGATAGTGTTCGACGGTTGCCAGTGTCAACGTTAATCCGTCTCCGCGCATTGCACGCTCTCGTTTGACCACGATACCGCCCCATAGGACTGTTGATTCTCTCACTAGGAGTATGGCTACCTGATACGGGGTGGTGGCTTCATCCCAATTGCGGGGAGCATTACGCCACGGGAGCATGGCAGTCTCGCTAGTCGTTTCCTCGAAACGGTAGGTCAGGTGAGTAAGTTGGAGGTCTGGAAGTTCGGCTATCACCGTACCGTCATCTAACGTGACGGCAACGAATTGTAAGCCGGAACGCTGCCATAATACACGCTCCGTGCCCGAGGATAGTCCGTTCGCCTGCGGCAACCGGTTAGAGATAAAAGACATCCGAAACCTCCTTAGATGTAAGCCGGGTTGAACGTGACCGTCATACGCGCGTTATCCGATGGTTCCTCGGCGCTGAACATCCAAACATTCTCCCCGATTCCCGCGTAACTCCATTCACGCCGGATCACACTGCCACGTGCCGGGTCTGTGCCATCAACAAGAATCTCATGCGTGGCACCGTTGATTAGAATGTAGTGACCGTCACCCAAACTAAGGTCGAACGCCATGATATGCCCGCTCGGACTATGCTCAACCTGCGGATTGACTACAGGCCCATCAATCCGAATAGTCACTGGGCTAGGAGCACTACCCGTATTCGTGAGGCGCACGCTACCGGACACGGTTGTTTCAGACCAGACCCACGTAGACCCATTGCGCGTGTTGATGTCCTCGAAATGATAGGGGAACGTCATACCGCCCTGACTGTTTGGTAGATCAGTATTCCCGTTCACTGACTGCGTATCGTACAGATACGAGTCTAAAGCGGTTAACCCGATACTGAATTTGAGAATGTTGACGCCAGCCCACTCCACCAATGGGGCGGAGGACGATTGCATGACCTGCACTTGACGGCTGATGTTCCCCAATTCCACTACAAGAGACTGACTGGTGATATTAAACGCCCGTTTGAAGGCGTCCCATGCGTTGATACAGTTTTCCGTACATTTGCCGATAATATGCCCCTCAATACTGATCGAACGGCCATGAGCAACGGGAATATTGCTAAACCAGCCATCAGACCATGCCTTGTCTTTGGTCTGCAAGGTCGAGCCAACTCCGTCGAACAATCCCGAAACGTCCTGAAACGTTACATGCCACTCACACCCATACGAATCAGTCCCATACAAGGGGAACCCGTTCAGGGTCAGACGAACATCGCGCGGGTCAAGGGTAAAGATAGCCATACCCTCAGTCTACCCGCGCTGCTTGTCACACGTAATGGAAATTAATCGCCCTAACGGTTTCCCGTGCCGCCGCGTTCGGGTCGAGCGCGTTCACCGTGATAGGCGCGCTCACACGCGGGCCACTAGTCGTGTTCATGGGCACCGGACTGGACATGACAGGCATGGGCGTCACAATGGACGATGGAAGAAGCGAGTCCACCATGTCTTCCACCGGTCGAGTGGCCGCACGCTCGTTCTCCGTTACGCCACGGCCAAGACCAGCCGGAATCATCCGACCTATCTCACGGTCGAACACTTTCGACGGGGAGTGGATGCCCAGTATGTTTTTGGCAGCGTCGATAACGTTGCTGACCGCATCCTTGACCGTTGAAACGGCTCCACCGATGGCGTTCGTAATGCCTTTAATCAGACCCTGAATAATGTTCCGGCCAGCGCTGATAAGCCATGAACCGGCACTACTGAACACGCCCATGATACGGCTCGGAATACTGGTGATGAAGCTCATCATGGAACTAACGCCACTGCTGACAGCGCTTGTGATGCCACTCCATGCACTGCTTACCGCGCCCTTAATGCCGTTCCATACACTGCTGAAAATACCGCTGATACCGTTCAGAACGCTTGAGATGATGCCTGAAACTGCATTGATGGCACCGGAAACGATACTTTTGATACCGCCCCAGACGCTGGAAGCGATATTCTTGATTCCCTCCCATACTCCAGACCAATCACCGTTAATCGCTGCCAATACGGTGGTGATTATCGCGTTGATAACGTTCATAACCGATGTAACAACCGTCTGGATGAATGGGAAAACCGCGTTGATGACGCCTTGAATGTAAGTGCCCCAGATTTGGAACGCTGATTGGATGGCTGGTAGCACGGCCTGAATCAACGCAGCAATGTTATTAATCACCGGCGTTACAGCAGTCGCGATGACGCTCATAGTTTGCATGATGTTGCTCACGATAGTAGACAACACTGGTGCAATGGTCTGGATTGCGGCCGTGATAATAGGCATGATGGCATTACCGAGATTCTGCAAAGCACTCATTAGCGGCTGGAGTGCCGGAAGCAACTGAGATTGCACCATCCCCACAACTGGTTGAAACGCTGTCTGGAACGTTGTGCCTATCTGTGAAAGAACCGGGCCGATGGTCTGCACCAGTCCAGTAAATACGCCGCTAAGACCGCTGATGCCCTGCGCCAACATGCTGATGCCCGAAGTCAACGGGCCTTTGAACTGGTCAAGAATCGTCGTGCCCACGCCTACCACGGACGCTTCGAGGTTGCCCATTGCACCCTCGATTGTCGCGGTACTGGTGGCGGCTTCCTTCGCGGCGTCGGTCATGCCCAAGTCCATTATGGCTTGGTTGAATTCATCCGCGCTGATCTCGCCCTTCTCCATCGCTTCGCGGAAGTTCCCGGTATACGCTCCGTTTTTGAGCATGGCTTCCTGAAGCTTTCCGGAAGCACCCGGAATGGCGTCGGCCAACTGGTTCCAGTTTTCGGTGGTGAGTTTGCCCGCGCCAGCGGTCTGTGTAAGCACCATACCAACAGATTTAAAAGTGTTCGCGTCACCACCGGCGACAGCGTTCAAATTGCCTGCCGCCTCGGCTAGTTTGTCGAAGCCCTGTACGCCGTTCGCGGCAAGCTGTGCGGTCACATTGCGAATATCGCTGATGCTGTAAACGGTCTGGTCGGCGTACTTCTGAGTGCTGGCCGTGAGGGAATCAATAGTCTTCGTATCCAGTCCAGCGAAGTTCAGCGTACTTTTGAACTTGTCAGCCGAATCGGACGCCTCCACCATATTACCGACCAGACCGCCGATGGCGTCCACAGCCATGCCGATACCCGAAGATACTAGACCGCCAACGGCACCGGCGACTACACCGAACTTTCCGAACCCGCTGGAAGACTTGCCAGCCGACTTGTCAACGTTACCCAACGCTCCATCAGCTTGCCGCGCCGACGTTTCGATTTGACGGCTACCCGATTCAATATCCTTGACGCCAGCGTTCCAATCGCCGGTGTTGATCTCGGCGTCTAGGGTCAGTGTCCCGTCGGCCATCACAAGTCCTTCCCAAGATTATTGATGATGCTGGTTATCTTCCTGTCGCCGTGCTTGCTGAACGCGGCGGCGATACAGTCGAACGTCATGCGATACTGGTCGGCCAGCTTCAAGCGTTGAACGCGGCGTCCCTCTTTTATGAGTTTCATCATCAAGTCGGGGGCCACGTTGTTCTCCAATACGTCGCGGATAGCCTGCCACCCGTACATGTCACCAAGTTCAGCGAGGATACGAACGCTCGGAAGCGGCTTGCGGGCCGCCTCCTTCTGCTTGTAATCCTTCATCGCCTCCCGCTCGGCGGGGGTAAGCAGACTATCCCACGACTTCATCATTCACCCTTGATGTCAACGGTGATGTTCTTTGCCATAAGCCCGCACAATGCGGTCATGGCACGCTGATAGGCAAGGTAACTACGTTTACGGGTCTGTTCAGCCCACTCAGAGAATTTATCAGCGGGACTCATAAGCGATTCGACAAGCGGGAAGATAATCTTTTTAGCGGTTTCCAAAGTCTCACGGTTCGTCACGCCAGTGCTCAGTTTATCGATAGTCTCCGCGTTATCCAAGATCGTGAGCATATCCTTCGAGCCGAGCGGTCGCATGGTGTACACGGTGCCGTCGATTTTCACGGTAAGGGTGCGGAACGCTTCGCGGGTGTCGATGCTCAAAACCGGGGTAGTCATTATTGCTCCAATCGGGTGGTATCATGAATCATGTTGCTTTTCTCGTAACCTTTCCATCCTGCGCCCGCCACCACAATTCTGGTGGCGGGCGTTACTTATGCTCAATTACTTGATGTTGAAGTTGACCGCGGTCTGCACACTATCAGCCTTGAACGTGACGGTACCCGTACCGGCCTGCTTCAACTGAATATCCCAAGTGCCGTCCCCGTTGTCCGTGGCGGTGGCCTTCCCGGTGTCGGCTCCCGTGGCGGTGATGCTGCCAGTCGCACCGTTCGGTGAGGCCACCACATTCACCGTCACATGATCCCCGACTTTGCCGGAAATGTTCGTCGGGGATGCGGTAAGCGCTGTGACCTGAACATTATCCGTCTTGATAGTGCCGGAATCCTCGTCGTAATACGACGGGTTATCAAGATCAAGCTCGCCCATGACCACGGCACCGTTTGCACCGGAGGTCATCGAGCCGGAAAGTGTGACCACGAACGGGTCGGACAGGCTCACCGTGAACTCGCCGCCAGCACTGATTAGCGCCTGCGGGATACGGAAGTCCTGCGCAGACGAATGGCCATCGCACACGTTGTGGATGATGATGTCACGCGGAGTGTTCGACACGCATTCGTTGGCTCCGAAACGCACCTGACCCGTCTCGGACATCGAACCGGAGATAACCCGCTTGAACTTCGCATTATGGTACAGCTCCGGGAACAACATGCCGAGGAAACGAACGCTCGGACAGATGATGTTGATCTCGAAACTCATTTCCTCATATGAGCCATTCGGCACGTTGATGGTACCGGACTGCGAAGCCACCTCGGTAGTACCGGGAGTCAGGGTGATAGTGCCCACTTCATCCTGCACGAAGTCGGGGCTGATTACGAGGTCATCGATGTATACGGTCTTTTTGCCGATGAGGGGGTAGGCGGCCATTGTATTGTCCTTTCGTCGGGCGGGACTGCACACGCGCGACTAATGGACGGTTCCTATTCTACCGTTTCGATGGGGAGCTTGTAATCCACGTTGAATCGGATGCTTTTCACCCAGCGTCCTTCGCCATCGATGGCGTCCATGTCTATGGCGGTAGCCGGATGCACACGGATTGATACAAAGTCAATATCAGCAATGGGGTTGCATGTCAGTTGGCAATAGTCATGCAGCCGATTGTTGATGAAGTGCAGGAGTCTGAGCATCAACTTTCCTTGTTCGATTACGTCGAAGTATCGGCTGCTGACTGTGAGCTGGTCGGTGTATAGGTCGCCGTTGATGTCCACGGTGTTAGCGTTGACCCAGATGCCCTCGGCGTTCGTGACGCTACCCGTGTCCAATACGGGACTGGTGCCGAAAAACAGGGTCTTTCCGTAAGTGCCGAAACCCTCGTTTTGTAGGGTCATGCACATGGCCAGATCAATCATGATATCGCTCCTATCCTAGGTTGAAGTACGATTTCACACGGCTAGCTGCGGTGTTCCGCGCCCGCTGGAGGTAGCGTACCGTGTTCGGATGCAACCGGTTCGTATGTTCGCGGATACGCGCGTAAGGAACACGTCCATTGCCGAACGTGATACGCCACTTGAGCGTGGACACTTGTTGGAAACGGCCACTGTTACGCAAAGCACCGGTAAGTACTGGAGCATTCTGACGGGCCATCTTGAGAATGTCGGTCATCATTCTCACGCCGCCCTTGTTCAACTGTTGGGTAGAGAGTTTGCGCGCCCAATTAGCGGACAACTGTAACCGGTAGCTCATATGCTATCCCTCCCATACGGGTCCCCATACACGGTGATGAACCGGGTTTCCCCCATGTCCATATCATCGCCGCGAGTGGCTTGAGTGACTTGGTATACTCTGCCATCGGAAAGTTCCAACATCAGATCGGGCCATAGTTCCATACTCCCCCGCAGACTCTTGGGGAGTGTATCCGTTTTGATGTGGAAGCGTCGGCTGCTGATACGAGACCCGTATTCGATTGGCTGGTCGGACTGTGTGGAATGCTTCACAATCACCTGCAAGTCGGCCAGTCGTTCGTTAGGCAGTCCGGGAGCCGTGTACCGCCAAAGCGTAGCTGTCTGAACTTGGTGTGGGAACAAGCGGAACGGGTCACATAGCGTTGCCATAAGCGTAGTCACCTCCCACGTAATCCTGCGGGTTAAGCCACCACGGCAGATTATGATGTTTGCGAGGCATGGAGAGGATGCCACCGGTCTGAGTGCCGTTGCGACATAGGCTCCATTGGTTGATAAGAGACTGGTAAGGGGTCAACGCACGTTCCATAGCCGTTCCGGTGATTGTGGCGTAGCTCACGCTCACATCCTCAATACTCTTCGAGGTGATGCGGTCGGTCTGGTCAAGTACGTTCTGGTCTGCCTCGATGATTGCCGCCAATACCGAAGATAATGGTGCTGGGAGTTTGGCGAACCCGTGTGTTCCGGTCACGGTCACTGCCGTACCCGCCGTGAGACGTTCCGTGATGGTAATGCAGTTCGTGTACTTGGTTTCTGGCGTCCACCCGTCGCTCATATCATAGTTCACGCGATAATCGAGTTTCACACCGTCGGTGGTCTGCACGTTGCTTACTTCCGAATACCATGCCAGTAGGGCGACATGGCGGCCATCTCCTACGACGATTCCCACGTAATCATCTGTAAGCTGGGTTAAGGTTTTTTGGCATAGAATGTTGGCGAGGTCTGCGAGCGCAGCATCCTTCCACCGTGCGTAGTTCGCGTCTCCTACCTGATTGATTACGCTGGCGTCGATGTCCATGTTTGCTCCTCCGGGAAAATAAGTTAGGCCCTACCTCCCATTGTAGGAGATAGGGCCTTGCGGTGCAGTCCCGCTACTGTTTAGGGTAGCGTGTTAGGCGGACGCCATCAAACCTGCGGCGATCAGAGCGTTCACCACCTGCGCTACTGTGCCGGACGTCGGGTCAACGTAAGTGGCCTTACCGATAGGCTGACCATTTTCGTTCACGAAGTTGATGACCTTAACCGTGTTCACGTTGTCTTCGGGCAGTGCTTTGCCGCCGACTCGTGCGTACATTTCAGCGTTCATCACTTGCCCTTCGGCTTGATGACCACGGCGGACTTCTCCGCGTCCAAACCGCCACCAGCGTAAATCTCCTGAAGATACTCGTTGGTGTTGGTGGACAATGCGAAGTTAGTGAACGCTTCGATGGACGTGTCGCCAACCACCGCGTAATGGGATGCGGCCATGATAACGCCCATAGTGGTGGTATCGTCCTTGTCAGTCCACCATTCCGGGGTGATGATCTGGTTAACGCCGAGGGCGCGGGCCAGAGTATCGTCACCGCCGAGAGCGATGTACGTGTTGCCGTTCGCGTTCGCGGACATCAGCAGGTCGGCAACAGTGTCAGCGTTGCAGAGCAGCACCTTGTTACCCTGAGCTCGCACCATGTGGGAGGCACGCACGAAGTCCATCAGCGGGGCCGCATCCGTCATGGTGTAGGAGAGCGCGAAACGGTTGCCTTTCCACTCGGACATATTGTCTTCCGCGTCGGTGACAACGCTACGGAAGTGCGCCATATCAGTGTAGTCGCCGAGCGTAATCTGGCGTTCGATAGTCTGGATGATGTAGTTCGGGAGTTCCTGAAGCACGTAGCGGAGCAGAGCGCCCGGACGCTGGGTACGGCGAATATCACCCTTGTTCAGGGTAATGTACTTGTAGGTGTAGTCGGCCTGAAGCTCACGCTTCACGAACGAAAGCTCCTGTTCCTTCTTCTTATTGCCGTACTCGCTCACCGGGTAGCCGTGGGCGCGGGTCTGCTCAGTCAGACCGGCAACGTTGCCGCCGATGGTCCGGCGGTCAAGACCTGTCTTGCGCAGCAGGTTCCACAAGCCGGAGCCGCGCGTGTTCAAAGCGTCCGAGATAGTGGTGATGGCCTCGGTCGGGATGAACTTGCCCACATTGGTAGTGGTCACGCCAAACGACGCTGTGTCCGACATGTTACGGTTCACGGTGTCAGCCCACTCACGGTGGAACGCTTCAACACCCTTGTTGTCAGTATCAATAAGGGCACGCTCGAACGCGATCATGGCGTCGTCGGAGTCGAGCCATGTCTTACGGTCGTGGGAGAAGTTCACGGTACCAGACTGGCGGGCGGCGTGGTTCGCTTTGTTAATGATGATGGTCTGGCGGTTGTTGGAAGTCTGCACGGGTTCCTCCGGTGCCGGAGTGTTTTCCTGATTGTCAGATTCGGACTGTGCTCCGATGGCTTCGGTGATGTCATCGAGAGCGCCCTGCATGATGTCACCGATGCTGTTGGTGAGCTCCTCGGCCTCGTCCGGGGTGAGTTTGAACTGGGCGATGGTACGCGCCAGTTTCTTCAGGAGTTCCGGGTTCATGGTGTCTCCATTCGTGTTGTTATTGCGGCTGTTGATTGCGGTGAAAGCGGCCCTTGGGTCGGCCCCACGATATACGACGCTGATTTCCAGTAGTTCGCCATCATGGATAATACCGTCTTTGCCGGGACGCTGGTTGAATTCAACGGTGATGCTGAAACTGTTGGTCAGGCATCCGTCTGCGGCGAGCTGGCGGATACGTTCGCCTTGATCTACCTCGCTGAGTTTTGCTTCGGCCATTAGTCCGGCGTCGGTCATCCAGAGTCGGGTGATTGCACCTGCTTGGCATTCGATGCTGGGCATGTGGTCGATTAGGAGCGGTAGTGATAGTTTGTCGGATTCGGTGAGGTCGGACACGAGTTTCAGAGTGCCGTCGATTAACGGCGCTTTCAGTGTCTTAAGGTCTACGGTGAGTCCGTCGCACATTACTTTGCCGCTGTTGGCGAGGAATGTGAGGTTACGACCATTGGTTTCTGGTGCACCGCTGTTGGCGAAGCTCTTACGAGTCTTCATTCTGGCCCTTTCAAATGAGTAGGGAGTGGTGCGGTCGAACGTCCTTAATGGGCTTAATGTTCCGCTCCCCATAGTAGCACGATGCGGTACGTGTCCAGACCTTTGCAGTTCGGGCATTTCAACGTGACCGTGGTGTTGCGGGCGCAGGAGCCTAGGTAGCGTCCGCAACGTTTGCAATGTATGTCATACGTCATGATTCGACCACCTCGTAATCCTCGTAGCACCGGCAGTTGGGGTGTCCGTTCGGTGTCTGCATACTCTCGAAATTGTTCACATAGGTGCGGTCTCCGATTTCGACGCTGGCGTTCTCCGCCAGATACGTGTCATCAAGTGCGATTCGCTTGCCTTCCATGTGATTGCAGAATTCGCACACTTTTTCGTCGCCGCTGGTACGCCATACCTTGTCTAGTCGGACGCCGAGTGTTTCGCTGAGATTGCGGGCGCTGTACAAGCTGCCGAGCCGCTGTGATTGCACCGTCTCGCAGCGGGCAATCAGTTCGGCGTGATCGTTGCCCATTCGTTCGAGGGCTTCGCGAAGTCGTTCGGCGTCCCACTGTTCCACGTCGGCCCGGTTCAACAGTTCGAGCACGTCATTCGTAATGGTCTTACTGGTGGACTTGGCGATGCTCCGCAAGTGTTCCACGTATGCTTCGCGCACGGTTGCGGGGAGTTCCGCCCAAAAGTAGAGTTGCCTCCAATCATCGGCGGTGTATCCCTCGATGTCCTCGGCAAGGGAGCTTTCGGGGTGGACTTCCGCCCACGCTGTAATGACCTGTTCCAACTCGTAGCCGGTACGGCGTGCGTAGGCTGCGAGGTTGGTCATCAGTTCATCTTCCACGTCGTTAATCCACTGGTCGCCGATGGCTTCCAGATCGTCGCGTAGTCCGTTTTGGGAGCGGCGGGCCATTCGGATTACTCTATTCACGTAGGTTCGCGTCGCCGGGAGGATACGGTTTTCGGTTGCCGTTTCCTGCGGTTTGATATTACGCGCATATCGTTTCGCGGCTATTGGGATAGTCAGCGTCGGAGCCTGCTGGTGCAAGTCAAGACGCTTATATGCTTCGGGGAGGCCGAGCGCGTCCACGGCGGATTCCAGACTTGCCCCCATGTTCAGGAGTTGGGTCAGCGAGTCGATACGTACCTTCTGTGTGTCGGCCTGCACCTTCTCCACGTCGGTTTGGGACGGCAGGTTGAGATCGAACGTGATGCCGTAGCCTAAGCCGCCTGTGATGCGGTCTAGCTCGAACTGCCATTTATCCCACACCGTCATACACAACGGTTTAAGGGTATTCTCGATGAACGCGCGTTCCGCTTGTTCGGCGTTGGCGTAGGTCTGCCCGTTATCGATACCTCGAATGATGTCCGGAACAGCCAAAGCGTTCGCCAGTCTGTTGTTTACCACGTCGTTCACGGTCTGCAAGTCCAGACTGTCGTTGCCGTTCTGGAACGGTACCCATACGAGTTTGCTGGTGGTGCTGGGCTTATGGGTCATGGGGTCAACCGGAATCATGTTGTACACGATTCCGTTGTTGTTCCCAGCCCCTCGGAACGTGCTTTCCAACCGGTCGCGGTTGCGCTGGAAGTCCTCAGTGTTTTCCGACACGATGCCGAGCATTCCAGCAGGTACGGCGTTGTTGCCGAAGAAGCCACGCTCATAGTCGGCGATCATATCGTCCACGTTCGCCCACTTCTTCACCGTCATTGCCGGTGCAATGCCACGAGTGGGATCGTTCGGGTGCTGCGAGTAGCTGAGGGCGATGGTTTCGTCTCGGGAGAATTCGTAGGCTCGTTCGCCGTCGCCCAAGTCCATTGTGACGCGGTGATACCAGTCGGAGCGCGTGGAATTGTATTGGCGGCTGTTCGACGGTAGTAGCGTATAGCCGATGATGTTGTCGGCGGTAATGTCTCCGCCCGGCCCGTTAGATGTCCAGATCAGTATGTCCAAGTGTGATTGAGTGAGGATACTGGCGGAGATGAGTTTCAGGAATTCGAGGCAGCTATAAGTGTCGTTTGGCGCGTAGAGTGCGGCCAATGGTGCGGGGTTTGGTTCGATACGCTGGTTTTCAGAGTCCACGGCGTAGGGGATGACCGTGCTGAACCTTTGGGCGATTGCGTTCACGTAGGGGAACACGTTGTCGTAAGTATCGTGCATGGGGATGGTGTTGCCGCCCATCGGTTGCCAGATGTTTCCGCCCATTGGTGTGGGGGACATGCTGGGCGCATGGGTGCGGTCGAAAGCGCTCATAAACCCGTCGCGGAGATTGTTGAGTAAGCTCACGGTTTTCCTCGATTCGTCGTAAGACCCTGCGTCTAGTCTACCGGGTACAACGCCTAAAGAGCTAGCAAACAGCTACGTCCCACGAAGGAAGTTGTAGCGGCTTGTAGTAGGCGAGAAGGACGCTGTCCGCTAGATCGGGGCTGCCTGTTTGGTTCTCTGTTTTGTAGTCTTTCTTCCGTTGCACTTCGCGTAGGTTCCTGTTGTTGATCGCCCACTCACGGGTGCTGAGTTCCTGAAACAGTTCGGTTCGGTGTTCCAGACTCTGGTTGATGGTGATTTCCGGAAGCTGTTCTGCGAATTCGAACCATAGTTCCGAACTGACTGCCGGGTAGCGGTCGGGGTGCTTGGGTTTGGCTCCGAAGTTGACGCCGTTCACTGGTTGGTTTCGGCTGCGGAGAATGTCCGTTACGCCTCCGCCTACGCCGGTATCGTCCACGTTGATGATGTTTGGATGATGTGTTCCGGCAAGGGTGATTATGCGTTCCGCTGTTTCGACAAGACCGGTCTTGCTCCAGCTAACGAGGTCTACCAGGTGGCGTCCTTTTACGATGGCTACGGCGGTTCGGTCGGCTCCGTATCGGGCAACGTCAACGCCGAAGCTTACGCCGCCGTCTGTTTGCGGTTGGCGTTCGGTCGCGTCTGTGAGTTGCTGCCAGCTTATGATCTGGTTGATTGTTTTCTCGTATGGCATTCCCTCCCAGATGTGCGCGAAGTCTGGGTTGTTTCGTGATTCTTCGACCTGCCGTTTGATTTCCTCGGGAAGGATTCCGGCTTGTTCCGCGTCCCGCCATGTGGTGTGATGGTGGGTGGTGCGTTGTTGGGTGAGCTGGCTCGGGTGGGTGACGAAACGTGTGGTTATCGCATCCTCAGGGGTCAGGGGATTGCGGGTGAAGATAATGGTGCTGCCGTTCTTTCGGATGGTCGGCAGCAACACGTCTAGGCTATGGTCGGTGATGAACTGGGCTTCCTCGATCCAGCAACGGTCTACACCTTCGACGCCTTTCAACGTGCTTTCAGGGTCTTCGTGCAAGCCCTTGAACCAGAACACGCTGCCGTTGACGTGGGTTATCTGTTCGCGGGTGATGGTGAAACCGGGAAGCTCATAGCGGCTGATGATGTCCGCTAGGAGCTGTTTGACGCTTTCCTGAATGCTGTTCTGGAATTCACGGGTGCATAGGATGCGGGTGGGGTACATGCTGGATTCGAGCGCTAGGGCTAGGGCTACGCTGGTGCTTTTTGCGCTTGAACGGCCTCCGCTGTAATCGTAGTAGCGGTATGGCGGATTGTCACGGTCATTGAGGAAGAACAGTAGATCTTCGTATGCTTTGGGGATTACGAGGTTGAATGTTCCGTTTTGTTCCATAATGTGCGCGCGATTCTCAATAGTCTGGTCTTCACCCGAAGGAACCCGAGCCTTATTGAGAATAGTAGGCTCGGGTTTGTTTACTTCACAGTGACGTTGATTGTTGGCGGCTCATACATCTGCACCGTCTGGTCAACCTGTTGGCGGGGCATTCCCTCGGTACGGTTGGCGATGTCCTGATAGGCGCGGAATGCTTTCTCACCGTCCTTCTTCGATTCAAGTACACGACGGAGGGCAATCTGTTCGGCTTGGGTCAGTTCGTCCATACGCTGCACCCATTCCGCCAGTTCCTCGTTCGTGAGTTCAAGGAATTGTTGGAGGTTGTATTTCACGCTGCCGCGTTTTGTCCATTTGCGGCTGCGGTCTTGCGGGCGTTCTTGGAAACCGCCTTTGCCTGTCGGGTTGTTTACGCCTCCGGTGATTCTGCCGTGTGCGTCTCGGGTTACGTTGCTCATAAGAGTAGTTTATGCTTTCTTGGGTTTAGTTTGCTGTTGGTGTTGGTTGATGATGGTTTGTATTTCTTCCGTGGTGGTGTTGAGTAGGGTGGCGATGTATTCGGGTTGGTAGTGTTTGCGGTGCCATTGGAGGGCTAGTTCGGTTTTGTGTTGGCTGAGTGGCATGGTGGTTCCTTACGCGAGGATGTAGGTTATCAGGAGTTTGAGTAGGGCGATAGTGCCGGTGGTGATGAGGAGTACGGCTAGGGTGATGAGTAGCCCGCCGAGAATGCGGCCTAGCTTGTAGCCGGGTGTGGTGTTGCGGAAGTAGTCGAATTCGCTTGGTTTCTTCATTGGTTCGGCTCCCATGTGATTGTGATGGATACGCCGGTGGGTGTGTTGTCGGCGTATCGTTTGTGGCTGATTACGTCGGTGATCTGGCAATCATCATTCCAGATGTGGGTTTCGGTGATGGCGTCGTATAGGGCGCGTTGGAGTTTGTCTATGTCTGGTTTGACTGTGGGGTGTTTGCGTTTGTGTGGTGGGATGGTTTTGGGGCGTGGAAGGTAGAATGTTGTTTCTACTGTCACGTATGAGTTGGGTGGGATGGTGGGAGCCCGGTGCCTGAGGATGGTGTCTCTAACGTGGTTGCGCCACGGGCGTTCCTTCTTGTCCATTGGTATGAGGCGGGTTACGGGTTTGCCGGTGGTGCGGCTCCTGCCGGTGATTGGACGGTAGGAGCCTTTACTGGCGGGGATGCCGGGAATGAACAGGCTGAACGAGGATGGTTCGCCGGTCATTGGTTGATCTCCGCCAGATCGAAACTCGGTTGAGTCTCCGCCTTGAGCTTGAGCGTGCGCAGGATGTCAGCACGGTTGCTTTGGTGCTTGTATGCTAGTTGGTCTTGGCCGACGTATTTGAAGCGTTGACCGCAATTGTGGCAGAACAGCGGGTCGGGGTTGTTCTTGTAGGTTTCGAGGATTCGTCGGTAATATTCGGCGTCGTTTTCGGGTTGTCCGTTGATGCAGCGCCGTGTGGTGTCCGGCCAGATCAACGCTCCGCAACGTGGGCAGTACGAGACGGGTGGGATACCGTCCACGGGTTTCGGGCTTGCGGTGATGAACTTCATCGGTGTCCAGAAGTCTCCGGTTTTGCTGAGCATGTCCCGGTAGGTTTTCACGAAGCCTATGAGGTCGAACGATTCGGCTGTAAGGCAGTGTTCAAGAATGTCGAATTCGTCCATACTGTTGACGAACGCATGGCACTCCAGCAGGTATAGGAGGGCGACCGGGATACTGTTGAGTTCGTTCGCGTCCTCGTAGTCTAGGAGGGTTATGGTGGTGTCTTCGCGTTCGTTCTTGGGGCAGTTCTGCCACACCTTGACGTAGGCACGTTTCGTGAATTTCATGGTTAATCCTCCTAGTATTCTTTACCTTTTTGATAGGCCGAGCAGATCATCTTAACGAGTTCGTTTGGTTCGAGTCGGATAAATGGGTGCTCGCTCATATCGGTTTCGCGGCTGGAATGTTGTTTGGCGTTCTCGGCGATCTTCGATGAGGCCAATAATTCTAGAGCTTTATCGGAGACTTTGGCAGTTGATTCGATGGTGTAATTCTCATCTTGCTTGCTAAGGTCCAGAGCGCTTATGGCCGAGTGGATTGCGTGACGCAGTTGTTGGTCCGTTACGAGATATCGGGTCATGGTAGTTCCTTTCAATCGGTGGTGACTTGGGTTAGTCCGTACATTTCTCCCTTGGTGGCTGACTGTGCACGGCCAGCCTGTATCCGCAGTACGGGCAGGTCACGTAATATGTGCCGACAACCTCTCCGCAGTGGGCGCATTCTACATATCGGATTGCCCTGCTCATTTCGTATCCTCCTTGCTGTAGAGGGCTTCCAGAAAGTCTTTTATGAGCCGGTTCGATGGTTTTGTCCCTTTGGCGCTCATGTCGATAAGGCAGACTGGTATCTTCAGACCGAGCATGCTGGCGGCGATGAGCCGGTGGTAGCCGTCCACGATCTCGAATTTCCTTACGCGGTTTGTCTTGGTGCCATCGATGATGATTGGCTTCATGACGCCGTGGAGGTTGATGCTGTCCATCAAAGAGGTGTTCAAAACGGTTTCGCGGAAGAGCCACTGGAAATTCATCTGGCATGTTTCGGACCACATCGGGCCAAGTGCCTTCGGTTCCACAAGCCATGTGCCAGCAGCGTTCTGAGGCATGACGAACCTCTCCGCGCCAAAATCATGGCCGAAATTATCCTTGAGCCATGAGCGCACATCAGCATCATCGATCATTATGGCGGTGGTATCAGTCCTGCTCATTTCGTATCTTTCCAATGTTTTTCACGCCAGTCGGCTACAGCCTTGCGGTCTTCGTCTGTTAATCCCTCATGGCACTTGAACATGACAAGGCTGAGCGCGAACTCGTAGCCTTCGCTTCACTTGTCAGGCACGCCATGCACATGGTTCTCGTCGAAAAGGTAACGGCAGTAATCATGCAGTTGGTCAATCGTCATTTCGTGTCCTCGCTTTGATTCGGTACTTCCGTGGGCATGTTGCCAGAATAGCCAAGCAGGGAACGGCAGTGGTCGGCTGTCTTTTCGTATGCGTTGACTTGTCCCCTCACGACACCGTATGCGTCCATGTCATGCTGCATCAGAAGAGCGCTCGCCAGTCTCATGCCTTCCGCTGCTAACTGTTCGCACCAGTCGATGATCTCGTTGAGCGTCTTGTCTTTCTCGGTGACGTTCACTGCCATTTAGAACACGTCCCATTCGTTGTCGGTCTGGTTGGTTGAGTTGGTCGGGCCGAACGTGTTGGTTCCCGTCCACTGGTTGCCGGATTGCTGAGTTTGCTGAGGCTGCTGGTTCTTCGCCTTGAGCATGACGAGACTGATGGTCGCGTGTTCGATGATGAAATCGGTGCTCGGCTGACCATTATTGTCGGTGCCGGTCTTCCATTTCAAGGCTCCCTCGACCCTTACCGGTGTGCCCTTGCGTAACATGCGTTCATAGGTTTCCGCCAGTCTCAGGTCATACTCGAATACGGTCGCCCACATGGTGTCGTGGTCTACCCATTGTTTTGTGGTCTTGTCCATGTGTCCGCCTGTGGCGGCGACTCGGATAAGCATGTAGGGGGTGCCGTTGCGGGTTTGTTTGCGTTCGGGGTCTGCCGCCAAGCGTGCGAGCGGTAGCGTGATTCTTGGATCATTCATCGTTGATTGTTTCTCCTACTGGTAGTGGTGTGATGTCGGGATTGAAGTAGTAGCGGATGCCTACCTTGATGTAAGGCAGTCGTTTCTCACGGCAGTATCGGCGTACCGTCTGCACGTTGAGGTGCCAGCGTTCCGCGTATTGTTCCGTCGTTGCGGTGTAGTCTTTAGCGTACATGATTTAAATATACATCAGATTATTCCTGATTGCAAGTAGCATGTGCTAGCTATATAATATATATATGCGCACTGGAACCGGGCGCACCAACATCAAATAAGATACGAACAGGAATAAAGCAAGCGCCTCCCCGAGAGAACTGAAGGGAGGCGCTAACAGAAAGGTGGAAATATGTCCGATACGAGTATATCACAGAACTCGGGTTTTTCGATGTTGCCGAATTGGGCGGTGGATGATGACCGGTTGGGCGGCTACGACCTGCTGGTGTACATGGCGCTGATACGTCACGCCGACAACACCGGCGTATGCTGGCCCAGTCTGGAGCGGCTGGCGAAGATCGCGCGTTGCTCACAGCCCACGGTATCCAGAAGCCTCAACGTGCTGGAGCAATTGGGGTACATCCGACGGGTCAAGTCCGATGGCAGAGCCAACCGGTATCACGTCTCGCTGTGGAAGCCCACCCAAAAACCGGGTTATGACCATGCACCGACCCCAAAACCTGCTTTTGACCCCCCAAAACCTGCTTTTGACCCACCCCAAAACGAGGTTTTGACTAACAATACCCAAGAGAACAAAACCCAAGAACAATACTCGCGCGAAGAAGAAAAAATAATAGTCTCCTGCCATTCTCAGGACACGCTCAAGGCGCTTATGGGATTGTGGCCGAAGAAGTGCAGGGTGTCCAACGAATTCCTCATGTATTTCAATCAGGCGTTCGACGAGGTTGGTGCCGACGCGCTTATGAGGGCGGCGAAACGTTTCGTGGAATCGTGCGAGGGTACACCGTTGCAGTACGTGCGGACTCTGCCCGTGTGGATGGCCAACCCGATTAATTGGAGGGTTCAGAAGCGGGAACAGCGCAGTGAAGCGCAGTTATCTAATTGGATGGCCCATAGGCTTCCAGATTCCATGTCCGCCGATGTGGCGACCGTTCTGAGGGCGAGGCGCGCGTATTGGGGTGCCACCGGTGGTGTTGAGGCTCTGGAGCGTGAGTTCTTTTCCAATGACGGCGGCGATGGCGCGCCTAACTTGACCCAACAGCCCAATAGTGATATAATGGGTATATCAAGCGATAGGGCTTGAGATATACCCAAGGAGGTAACAATGGACAACAACCTGAACCCCATCGATCAACTGCTCGACAACTGGAAAGCCAGCCTCACCGAACAAGTCCCGGCCCTCTATAAGCAATACAAGGAAAAGCGGGAAGCCATCTGGCACGATCTCGAACTCGACGGCTATGGCAAGCTTAAGGCTCGGGCCGACCTTAAAAGCGCCTATGGCAGGATCGTTGTCGAACATGGATACGACTCCGTTTACGACCCCGTAAAGTTCGCCGCGTTCCTTGACGAGGAAGCCGCCTGCAAGAAGGCCGACATCATCGCCCGTTGCAACGACAAGGCCGGAGGCATAGATGAAGTCGAGTGGACTTACATCGGCCCCGATGGAAGAATCAACGGCATCATCTCCGGGCCAAAAGGCCGCTTCTCAATCAAGAGCATTTTCGCTGGAGGATACAACATCCAGTGCCTCCATGTAAGGTTTCTAGTTCACAAACTCAAGTAATCACACTCGCCTCGCGGTCGTTGGCCGCGAGGCCCCTACACAGTGTCACAGAAACACACATCTGAGTTTGCAACACAATACAACATATGATATACTTTATATATCATCATACTATCGGAAAGGAACAGCAATGGAAAACAACCTCTACACAAGGTTCATGAAAGTCCTCAACGAAGTACCCAACTTCGTGACCGACGAAACAGCGCAGGCAGGCAAAAAGACTTACAAGTACCTCAACCTCGCCACCATCCTCAAAACCATCAAGCCGGTTTTCGAGAAACACGGACTGGCCTTCAGCCAGCGCGTAACCTTCTCCAACGAAGTGGAAGCACGGCAGGTCATTGGGAAAGTGGAAACCATAATCTTCGATGATAAAGACATGATGGTGGCCTGCTCCTACCCGTTCTTCGTGACCGGCGACCCCCAGCAGGTAGGCAGCAACATCACCTACGCCCGCCGTTACAGTCTCTACGCGGTGTTGGGCATCTTCCCCGACAAAGACGATGACGGCGCGTATGCCAAACAACGATACGAGACCACAGATCGTCCCATAAGCGCGGAACAGTACGCCGAGCTGGTCAAGGCGATGGGTGTGCACAATATTCCGTCCGGCGCGCGCGGCGACTTCATCGACGGAACCCTGAACCGTCATGTCAGGGGATGGAAGGAACTCACGCAAACCGATTTGCGGAATCTGATGGACGGACTCACGGAAACCGATTTACAGAATCTGATGAACTCAGTCAACTGAACATGAAGGGAACACAACCAATGTACGTCACACTGTACGCGGCAGACAAACCAACAAATCGTCCTCGGCACCATCAAGGACACCGAAAACGCCAAACCGCTGTTCATCAACCACTACACATTTGAAGGAAACAAGACCAGTGTCATAAGCGAAGCGCTGCACGGTATCCCGGAATCAGTAGCTAAAGAACTGCTGGGCATCATCAAGTACATCCACAAGTTCTACCCTGAATCAGGGCAAACTGACATGGGAGTGCCGGGTTGCAGCGCACTGGTCGAGAGCAAGAAACCTACTCCATTGCACAGGGATGACGCCGATGAAATCGTGGGTATATTCCAATTCGGAACCGAACTAGGTGATCTGACCATATGCGTTCCGAACATGGATTACGTCAACTTTGCCCATATACTCATCGACCACATATATAAGTGCGTCAAGGCGTATATCGATGACCCGCGACCCATGTCGGAGAAGATGGGCGAAGAGATCGAAAAGGAATTGGAAAATCTGAAATGAATCAACAGAAGAACAACAGCAAAAACAAGTCTTTCGGCGTAATCAACGCTATTCGATACATGATGTTCACGGCGATAGGGCTGTTCACGTCAGGGGCCGGGTTCGGAGGATGCGTGGTCTGTTCCGTGACTCAGGGGTGTTCGTGGACTATCGTGCTTCCATCACTAGTCATGGTGCTTATTGGGGCCATTGTGGTTATGCTCAGCGTCATCAACATGATTGACGCCATAGAGTCCAGTAATAGGGGTGTGTGATTTTTCCGAGACGCGCCATGTTGCTCAACCCACCACATTATGATATAATATATATATCAAGCAATGGGCTTGATATATGACCGAAGGAGTCGAACGCAAACCATCACCAGCAAACACACCTCATATTCCCAACAGTGAAGACTTGTGGGCGGGACTAGTCACCCGCCCACACCCAACCGAAAGGACAACATCAATGAAGATCATCAATGTATCGCAAGCCAACGAAACCGAGGCATGGCTCGACGAACGAGTGGGCCGTATCACCGGCACCAAAAGCGGCGGGCTCGCCTTGGAACACTACACCCAGACCGACGTGGAAAAACTCGTAGCATACCGAGACAAAGCGTTGGAACAGGCAAAGAAAGCGAAGACACCCGACAAGGCCAACGAGTATTACACGAAGGCCCAGAACTACGATGAGAAGATCGTGGACGCCAAAGCAAAGAACAAACGGCTTAAGGTCGGCGTGGACTTCTGGAAGTTCCTAGCGGAACTGTGGGCCGAACCAGCGGACGGTGAACCGCCGATGGAACGCGGCCACCGTCTCGAACCCGAGAACATCCAGATCACACTCAAAACGCTTGGCTTCAACCCCAGCGATTGCGTAACCGACTGCGGTATCTGGGAGAGTGACGATGATGACCGTATCGCGTGCAGTCCAGACGCCTACGAAAACAGCGAGAAGCCGACGTGGGCCATCGAATGCAAGTCGCTCGGCTCCGCCTACCATTTGCAGACCGTCGTACCGTGGATGATGCACACGAACGCCATGCGATCTCATATCGCCAACCTCAAACCTGAACTGGTCGAAGCCATCGAACAAGTGTTGCCCGAATACACTCTGGACTCCAAAGCGACCGGCTTCGACTTCATCCCAGACCAATACAAAGCACAGGTGCTCCAATACTTCGTAGTATGCGATTCGCTGGAAGTCCTGTATTTCTCGATGTTCGACCCGCGCGTGGTAGGAGCTGCACACCATCAGGTCATTCCCGTGTACCGTAAGGACATCACCGAAAAGATAGAAGAGCATAAGCGTCGCCAGTTGGCCACGCTCCATATCTCCGATACGCTGGCCAACGCTCTGGGGGTGACGTTCTGATGAAACCCGCAACGATCCTTGAAAGCCATGACATGTTCGTCCTGTTCGACGGATGCCCCACGTGCAACCGGAAGGACTCGGTTTATCTGATGACGTGCCGCGTATACGCACAGCAGATGGGGCGTAGGCTCCGTATCGTGCTGTCGGGAAGCCCCACCGCCAGAGGCATACGCGCCATCGCCAAAGACCAAGGGTTAACCGTGCGCGACCCGATGATCTTACTGGACGGATTGATTTACTTCGAGCCGCAAGACATCAGCCTTGACGATTACCTAGCGGACGAAGACGAACCCGAAGAAGAGGAGGAACCCAATGAAGAATAGCATTTTAACCAGCGATGTGCTGGAACTGTTCGACCGTAACCATATCACCGCGAACACTCTGCGTAAGTTCGTGGTGGAGAGCGTTGCCGACTTTCTCGGAGACAACAAGCACGACAAAGTATGTGGCAAACTGTTCGACCGTTGGTATCAACACGTTCGCCGCTCCATCTGGGTAGGTGCCGCTCAATACGCCTTGCAACAGCACGGGTTCGACCACGCCGAAGCCACCAACGAGGCGAAACAACTCTACGAAAGCCTGTACGCGGATTACGACAAGCGGTATCACTGCTGGCGTCGCCACGAGGAAAGGAAAACCGATGAAAGCTGATGGCAATTGGTGGACTGCCGTGCTTTCGACTGGAATCACGGCGGGATACGTAACCACTGTCGTACAGCTCTCACCCGGCCCCGGCTATATGTTCTCCGCGCTCCGCCGCAAGCTAACCGTAAAGACCGAGAACCTGTCCAACTCGCTCCCCACGTGGGCCAAGGATTACGCGGACAGCCTCGGAGAACTCGCCTATTGCGGCTGGTGTCTCAGCCCGTGGGTGTCGCTCCCGGTGTGGGCTATGGCAGCCAAGATCAACCGGATACGGTTCGGGGTCAGATGGGTGGCCGGGTGGATGGTGGCGGCTAGTGTTGCCGCGTTCCTACGCCATTCAGCGGAAATGGGGGTGGCATGATGTTCACCAAGCAGCAGGTTCATGTTCTGCTTCTTCTTTGGGTGGCTAGACGCCCGGTCACTAACGAGGGAATCGAACATATGGCGGTCTTGGCGAAGTATGACGATACTCCGCAGGGATTGAGGACGCGCATGATTGAGCTTGAGCGTTCCGGTCATGTGTGCCGTGTCGATCGGGAGGGTGTGAACAGTCGGCACCGTCATTGCTGGCGGTTCGCGCTGACTGACGCCGGGCGTGAAGCCATTAGTGAGCTGTTTTGCGAAACAGAAACAATGTGATATAATCTATATATCACACATCGTAGGGAGGTGAAACATGCGCAAGCAAAACAAAATCAAAACAGTAATCAACGGTCAAGAAGTCACCGTGGAACAGGACAGCCAGAGCGGCCAATTCTACACACGACAGAACATCGGCAACATCCCAGTTGACTACACGACCATCAGCGACAACGTGACCATCGGACAGTGCATCAAATACTGGCGTCTACGCCACGGGTACTCACAGGCGGAACTAGCCGAACGAATCGGTGTCGCAGGCCCAAACGTGGTAGCCATGTGGGAAAACGGACGCCGCAAACCACAAAAACAATACCGGTTGCGACTGGCCGAACAACTCGACTACGACCTCCTGACAAAAGACTAAACCATAGTCTAAAAAACCTACACAATAATCCAATCATCATCACACCAAAGGAGCAACAATGAACACTATCAACTACCTGACCTCGATCATCAACCTCTTGCAGAAGACCCCGCAAGCACAGGAAATCATCGACACCCACGGGCTTGGGCAGGAACTCACGTTCGGTCAAATCGGTATTAAAGACCCCGGAGCGTTCCTCAAGCTCTACGACGTTCTGAGCAGCGTTGAGGGGGTTAAGATCACGTCCATTCGTGAATACAAGACAGACACCGACAAACAATATTTCTTCAAATTAGTTGACCCTGTAACCCTGTACTTCTTCCACTGCGAAGGGGTCTTCAAATGAGCAAGACCGATCCTGATATCGAAATCCGTATAGCGGTGTTCAACCGTGATCACGGCAGATGTTTCATCTGCGGGAAAACGTTGAGCGCCTACGCTTTTAACTTGCATCACCGGCGTATGCGTTCCCACGCTTGGGAAGGACTAAACCTACCCAGCAATCTTATTACCGTGTGCGGGTCGGGTACTATGGGATGCCACGGGCGTATCCACCAGCATCCAAAGGAATCGTATGAGAACGGTTGGCTGGTCAGCGCCTACAATGACCACCCCGAGAATGTCCCGGTGTTCAGCGAATACCGAAATCGAGACTTTCTCTTGAGCAACTGAGAAAAGAAAGAATAGCCCGGCACCAGTCGTCAAGAACAGTGTCGGGCTAATTCAATTGGTCATCACACCATCGCTCGAAAGGAGCAACACCAGTGTATCACTTGGAGATGCCTGCGTAGTGGACACCGAACATTCCGGCAACACCTGAACCGACCAGAGCGCAAGCGCCACCCATTACGGCAATCCATGACGGCACGTCCGGCACGGCGCTCACGAAACTCAGCACCGCACCGGCGATACCAACCAGACCGGAAACAAGATACGCCCACTTGCGAGTCGCCGCGTTGAACGTCGGAACGTAATCATCATTACCGTCCGCCACCTCATTCGTAATCGTAGTGTCCGGTGTCGGTTCACCAGTATTCATGCTCATAACAAACCTCCTATTGAATAGTCTACTTGACGCGAATCGTTTGGCCCGCGTAGATCACATCAGGATTAGAGATACCATTCAACGCCACCAGACTGGAAACACTGGTGCCATACTTGGCGGCGATACCGCTCAATGTGTCACCGGGCTGGATAGTGTACGTCGTAACGGACGGTGACGGTGCAACGGACGGTGCCGGTGCGCCGCCCGGCACTTTCAACACCTGCCCCGGATAAATCAGATTCGGGTCGGCAATACCGTTAAGCTGCTGGATGGTCTGCCACGAAGTCCCGTACTGGGCGGCGATACCGCTCAGCGTGTCCCCCGACTGCACCGTATACGTGCCGCTACCGTGCTGAACCGTATTGGCAGTCCCATTGATCTTCAGCACCTGACCCGGATAAATCAGATTCGGGTCAGACAGATTATTGATCTGCGCCAGCACCTGCCAGCTAGTCCCATACATCGACGCGATACCACTCAACGTGTCACCGGAACGCACGGTGTACGTGTCAGACGCTGGAGTAGACGGGGCAGGAGCGGAAGGCGTCGGCACGTTGGTCACAGTCGAATGACCCGCCTTATACGCGTTCCAAGCGTTAACATCACCATAGAACTTGTCAAGGTCAAGACTGCCTGAATATCCGGGCAAACGACCATTGCCAGAATACTGTCGGATAGCACACGCATACGCGCCCTCGTTCCACGGCGTATCCTGATACCCCGTAACGTCCATATTCGCGTACTGAGCCACCCACAATCCACGATCACCAATATTCTGCACGTCGGTAAGCATGGACGCGCCAGTGTAGACGATAGGCTGGGAGCCTGTACGCTCGTACACGCGGTCACAGAACACCCTGATCCACTGTTGAGCAGACGCGCCAGACCCGAACAGTCCGTTACCCTGTTGCTCCCAGTCCAAACACCATACAACCTTGCCGACCCAATTCGCGCAATTGTTCACGAAAAAGTCAGCCTCGGAAACAGCGTCACCACTGTTGGCGTAATGATATACGCCAACACACTTTCCCAGACTCAACGCCTGCTCCACCTGTCGAGCGCAATCCGCTGACACGTACCAGCATCCTTCAGTCGCCTTGCTAATGACGAAATCACACGGTACGGCAGATAGGTCGATGCCAGCCTGCCAATTACTGATGTCGATACCGTTCAGAGCCATCGAAACCCCCTCCTATAGGCTGATTGTGTAGAAGAACCGCCACGCCATGCATAAAAACATCAGGACGTGGACTATGAACGAGACGCCGGTGAGCAGCAATACAAGGTTCAGACACCGTTTGGAACGTCTCATAGAATCATCTTATCATCGAACGAAACGATATTATTATTACCGATAATGCCCCATAAGAAGTCATGTTCGTAAACATGCTCGGCTATTTATCATCTCCGGCCAGTTCCTCAAGTGATGCAATCCGGTCGCGTAGGCTATCGGGCAACGACGGTTTAGGATGATTCGCCAAGAATTCAGGTTCGATGATATCGCAGAACTTGGATAGCCAGTGTCCTAACGCGCGAATATAGCCCGTCTCAAGATCAATCGTGTACTGCAACGAATCACGGTTCTTAATTAGCTCGTCTATCTTCTGGTCTTGGGCGTCGATCTGCCGTTTCATGTCTCCCTGCGCTGAGACTAGTGCCTGATATGCGCTGGTGAGGTCTGACCTACGGTTGGCCAACCATGTTATGAGTCCTCCGAGGGCTACGCCGCCTACGCCGATGATTGCCGTGAGAATATCAGTCATAGTCTCTATTTTAGACCGTGCCGATAATGCCCATTATATCAGGGATTACACGAGCGTGGCGGTGAATTGGACGGAACGCACTCTGGCGTTCACCAACGAACCGTCGCCCATCCGACGGAATACCACCGGCAAGCAGACCGGTATCGACCGTGGCTGCGTACACACATTGGCCTTGTCGAATGGAACCATGCTGGACATGCCGCAACCGTCCGAACGGGAGAGGCGAGAGTATCTGCGTCTGCAACGCAAGCTCGCCCGACAAGACACGACCAACAGCCGACGAGGTGGGAAAACCGCGAAGTTCCAGTCGAAACGACGCAAACTCACATTGAAGCGCATGAGTTCGATACGCCGTCGCATCAACAACCGCAAGGACGATTGGGTTGCGAAGACCACGGCCCGACTGGTCGAAGACTACGACCTCATCGCCTTGGAAGCGTTGAACACCCGGCAAATGACCCGCAAGCCGAAACCGAAACATGACCCCAACCATAAGGGACGCTACCTGCGCAACGGCTCGGCGGCCAAAGCGGGATTGAACCGCAGTATCCTCGGCAACCGTTGGACGGATATCCAGAACAAACTCGAATACAAGACCCGTCTCGCCGGGACCCGGCTCATACTGGTCAACCCGGCGTACACGTCCCAGACCTGCAACCGTTGCGGCCATGTCGCATTGGAGAACCGTGAGAGCCAAGCGGTCTTCCAATGCGTCAACTGCGGTTTCAAGGCTAATGCGGACATCAACGCGGCCAAGAACATCCTCGACCGCGCGATACACACAACCAGCATGGACGATGCCGAGGGCGTGGAGGAACACGCTTCCCGCGAAACCTGTGTTTCACGGGAAGGTTCCGTTGAAACGCCAACCCCTGCCACACATGTGGGAAGACTCTCCGAATAGGGGATTGTCTCACATGCGACAGGAATCCCCCGGCTTCAGCCGTGGGGAGGAAGTCAAGTTCTTCCACCCAGACTATCCGAATCGTGCGGC